CACGCCTTCCGGTCCGGACGCCGCTAACAGTTCTGGTGTTGCCTGAGATCCGTCGATCTCTAGCCCTGTCACCGACTGAAGGCCCCACAACAAGTAAACTCGATCGATCTCGGCCTGCATCAGGGCTGCATCCATTCGGTCTCCTGGCTCTCGCCCGGCCTCCAGGAACTCGATTCTCTTGGATAACTCCCTGACTTTTCGCATTAAGTCTACGCGGCGACCAAACGACATCCGGGCGATCGTGAATTTGACCCCGGGAGCCGATTGTGATTCCACTTCCGTCAAGGTGTCGTATCTCATCACTGCCTCATCCAAATGCCACTGTAATTTCGTCATCCACGGTACCCTGCGCTCTCGAGGCACGGAAGTTCCACTGCAGCCGATTGTCGCTGTCGTTGAACTCCGGGACCTCCGGAACAACGCTCTTCAGGTACACCGCCATCACTTGGCCGTCGACTTCGCCCAATTGGAACATCACGCTGATCGGTGATTGTTGCCTCGCAGCTTGGTAGAGCGCCGTCGTGGAATCGTCATCTTGACTGTACAAGTCAAACGATGCGGTGACGGATCGCTGCCCGGGGCAAATCGCGCGAGGCAAATTCGTGCCAAACTCCTTCGACCGGGTCTCCAGCGAGTTCTTCAGCAGGATGGATGCGTTCGTGATAGTAAAGAACTGAGTTGGAGAAGTCCCTAGCCACGCCTGGCCAAGGTTTCCAGGTACAACGGAAAAGTCGAAAGCTTCCAATGCCGGCTCTTCAGGGAAACTCTGCATCTGCCCCGCACCACCATCCGAATAGCTGGCGCTGTCCACCAGATCTTGCGCGAGCCCGCGAAAGTGCACCTCGTGATAGTCTCCGTTGACCGCAATCTCCATTTGGTCTACCGCCGCCCCGCACAGCAATCGTTGCACAGCGGTCGCAGGACTCCAGCAGTCGAAAATGCTCACGCTCGGTAGATTTGTCGATGGTGTATAGGTCACCGTGGCGCCCAGCACAGCGTCGGCCCCGGGCGTGTTGGCGAACGGCGCATTCAGCTGAATGCTGGTCGGGTCTACAATGGCGCTCACGAAGCGTATCTCGCCGCCAAATGAAACCGCCTGCCCAGACGTCAAGCCGTGAGGGGCACCGAAACTGACGCGTCCCCCGGACGTCGCCGATGCCACTGTCCCTCCCGCAAACTGTAAGGGTGCAGCGCCCAATGCCCCCTGGAACAGCGGTCCGTAGCCTGGTGCTGGTGCGGCCTTATCCCAACTCGTCAGGTACGTCCGTAGTTCGAAGTTGGTGCGCCGGCGCCCACCCGCCGGTACGCCGGAAAACGTCCGGCTCCCGGTCTTGTCTTTCCGATCCTTGACGTCCAATTGCTGTTGGACAGTCAGCTTGAGCGCGGGGATTCGGTTAAGCGCCGAAACCACGCCGACCTTTCCGTATGAGGGCTCAAGCGTTGTATAGAACCGGTTCTCGTTCGAGGAAATATATGACGCCATTGTTTAACTCCTGCTTACTCCAATCTCAAAGGTGACCTTGGCCACCTGAAGGTAGTTCTTGCCACCTTTTTTGATCGGCCCGTACGTCACCTCGTACTCGCCGCCGTAAAACATTCCGTCGCCCCAGTCGCCACGGCCAACTTGCAAAACCTGTGTCAGGACATCGGTATAGATTTCAAGTGCATCCTGCAGCCCTTCTAATTTGTCCTGGGAGTGCCGGAGTTCGACCGCCATTTTCACACTGCCGGAAAACGTCCGAAACTTCTCTTTGAGCGTATTCGCGATCTTCTCGCAGTAAACGCTGGCAATGGGATATGGAACAGTGCTGGTGCGCTCCGCCAGTTCCGCGCCGATGTTTTGTGCGCGCACTTGTGTGATCTCGGTCGGCCCCGCGAATGTCGTTCCGGCATCTACCAGTGCCGCGAGTCCGGAATTCAGACCTCGCGGACCCTGAAGCCGCTGGATCACTTTCGCCGTCCCTATTCTGCCGATAGTTGCCGTCATCAGCCCCTCTGAATGAACTGCCGTATGGGTCGAAGAACGTTGGGCGATTGCCCCGCACTGGGCTGCCGGCCATTTGCCAGCGTTGCTGGCTGCAGCCATACAGTCTCGCCGGCCAGCGGAGTGCCATTCTGCAGCATCATGCTTTCAGGTGCCGTCCCAACGTAAACATTCCACCCGGTTGCTCTCTCTGGTACGGCGCCCGCCGCCACGTTGAAAGTCGACGCCGCAGTTGTGACGACTGCCGGATTTGAATTACAACCCTCCTCGCCTTGGCCATTGATCCATGCCGTCGAAACGTAATACGCTCCGTCGGGCAGAGAATCAACGTCTGGCCCGGAAACGTAAACATCCGGAGTCGCCGCTTTCGGGACGGGAATAAACGCGATACCAATCCCAACTTGTGCAAGCTGCTCGTACGCCCATCGCGCCATTTTGCGAAATTGGTCCCGCTTCCCCGCATAGCGATCGTTCAGTTCGTTGTGATACGCGTCGCCGTAAACCAATTCGAGTGTGCGTAGCGCATGCCAAACCTTTAGTGCCGGCGTGACCACGACATTCTGCACACCAACAGGGCTTGTCCAAACGCCCTGTAGAAGTGAACCCGTGGCTGTAAGCATTCCACAGAGCTCCAATGTAAGCTCGTCCTGCGCCAATCCGATCTTCTGCGTTAGGTCGATTCCCTCGGTGCTCGCGACCGATAGCAGTTGCGAATCACGAGCTGTCAACTCCTCGATGCTCGATATTGGGCCATCCGTATAGAGAGGCATTCCCGTCGCTACTCCTTGGTCTTTGGACTGCTTCTGAGGCGTTTGACCTCTTCGGTAGTCAGCACCGTCAGTTGAACTCTAGAAGCCGCAGCCTCGCTGTCGGCAATCCGCTTCGCTTCGGCGATCGATTGCCGGAAGGCTTGCGCCTCCTCGGACGTCGCCAACCGTGCCGTTCCATCCACCACGAGCTTGGCGGCCAGCCTGGGCGCCACCTCGCTCGTCACTCCGCCCTTCCCGCCGTCAGTCGTTTCACGGCTGACAATTATCGGAAACTCTTCCGTTAACGTCGTGGCAAGATCGCGAATTTTCTTGTAATAAATCTGCAAATCCACTTACCTTCTCCTTCGTTTCTTTGTCGCAATGAGTGTCCGGATCGAAAGCCAGGGTGCGCGTCCATTTTCCTGGACGCGCACCCCGACCGCACTGGTAGTGGACTAGGTGGTCACCTGTACACCGGAAGCATTCCGCAGTACACCGCAGCCATACAACATGTCCACGGTGAACTGCTGCGCCAGCGTGTTCGGCTGGTAGCTCATGACGACGCGCATGCCGAAATTGCCCAACTCCGCGTATTCTGCGATCGCTCCAGTTCCCGGAAGCGGTTGTGGCAGCCGCCGGATTACCAGGCCGATGGCGTCCTTCGCGAACGCAATATTGTGAGTTGTGACGGGTGAGCTGCCTGTCTTCGGCACGAATTGCGAACGGAAGACGAAGAAGTCTTTGACCTTCCCGATCGAGCCGTCGACGATCGCCCGCAACCCAGCATCCCCCGCCGTTTGAAATTCGCTAAAGCGCGGAATTTGACGCCAGGCCGAATACGTCGCCGCATCCACCACCATGAACTTCTGCTCGCTTGTCGGCAGCTTTGCCAGGAACAAAGCTGTCTCAGCCGCGTCGATCACCGATTCCGTGATCGGTGTGCCGGGCGTACCGACTGGCGTATTCGCTGTGAAACTGGCGTACAGATTCAACAGGTCTGACTCCACCTTCTGTGCGATGGCTGCCACTGCCGGCTGCATATAAATCTTCAACAGATCCGGCACCGCCAGAATCTTCGTGACGTCTGGGATTTGGAAGGTGGCTTCCACGTGCGTGTTCATCACGATTTGGGCGTTACCCAAGTTCGGATTTTGCGTTTGTACCGTGCCGCCTTCAACGATGTTGTTTGCCACCATAACAGGCGGAATCGGCACGTTGATCGTGTCGCCGGCCTGCGCCATCACAGGCTCGTAATTCCGATTGACCAGGTTACCCATTACAAGGTTCCCCACCAGCACCGGCAAAGCGTCCGCCGCCACTAGTTTCACAATCGCATTTGCAACGTTAGTTGACGTAATAGCCGCCAATTGAATCTCCTATCGAAACTGACCCTCTGGGCCTGTCTCCCTGACTGCGTGTGTCTATTTACCCCGAAGGGTCTCTGATGCAACGCGTACGATCTCCTCACGTACGCGATTCATCTCTTCCGCGCTCATACCTGGGCGGATCTGCTCGATGCTTACTGAATCTCTGCTGCTCGCCGGCGCTTTGAAATTCGTAGTCATCCCGGTTCCTCCCGGGATCCGTGCCGGCAGGAATTCCGGATTCTCCGCAACAAAAGCGCCGAGATATTCCTTTAAGGACTGTTCGCCGCCTTCGCTTCGCGCCACCACTCGGCCGTCATCCGTCCGCAAGACTGCGTCCTGAACGGCCTTGTATGCAAGGTCGACCTTGGCTACACCCAATCGGTGCAACTCAGCTCTGACCGCGGAACTCCGTTCAGCTTCCGCCGCAATCTGTCTGCTGCGTTTGTTCTCTTCCGCCAGTTCATTGAGCCGGCGCTCCAACTGCTCCCTTCGCTTGCGTTCCTCCTGGAGTTCAGCCCGGTATGCGGGCTCGCTCTTCGAACGTTGAGCGTTCGTGAACTCCTCGATTGCTTGTCGAATGATTCCTTGTACGTCGCTTTCTTCCATATGCCTCCTTAGCCTTCGATCTCCTCGACCACTCTGTTCTTGATGTCCTGTCGCGAGTCGCACAGATACTTCAGAGCCAGGCTCTTGAATACCTGCTTCTTCAATGTGTCCGACCCGATCCCGAGGTCGAGTAGCTTCTTGGCATCGTCGAGTTCGTCGCTGAAGTCGTTGATGTCGAACTCATCCATTCCCGAGACGTCGATCGAAAGGTCATCCTGCCGGGCCTCCGCCACCGCCCACAAAACTTGCCGCAGCGTGTCCTTTACTGCGTCGCCATACGCACGCAGAACTTCTTGCGTCACACTGAAGTCACGTTGTTTGCTGACGCCGGAAACGCGCAAGTCACCGGCGCTCGGTGTACCGGCTTGGTTCAACAGGTAGCAGACGCGGTACATCTCCTCCTTCAAACGCACCAGGTTGTCCGCGGCGATCTGGTAGACTTTGCCTTCGGGCTCAGTCCATCCAAAACGATCATTGGGGTTCAACTGGATGTAGTACGACTCACCCACGATCTGATTGAATGTTTTTTCCGAATACACCACCGGTGTCGCGAACAAGCCCATCGTCAGTGCCCACGAGAGCGCATTGGACTTATTGAAGTGCTCCATCTGGAGCGACGCCGACTTGTTCATCAACCACAGGCCTTCCGACACCCTCATCTGAAAGACCGGTACGCGCCGCACGGACGCCAATCCGTGGCGCCCTTCGTCAATCAATTCGATGGGGCTGTCCATTTTCGTCTGCCGGTAGATCTGAAAATTCTCACGATTGTAATAGAGCCAACGGGTCTCTTTCTCCCACTGCGCATCCGTCACCTGAGATTGCTGTAAACAGGAAGTCCGGATCACGATCCATTCCAGTCCCCCGACGGCGTCGTAGTTCCAATTGATGACCTCGTCCGCGCTGTAGTCAACCAAATACGCCCGCGACCGTCCGGACTCGTCTTCTTCCGCCCGATTCAGGGCCTCGCCAGCCATTCTCGGAAAGTCCACCGCGATATAACTTCCCCCGTACACCAGCGTTTGCACGAACCTCTGTCGGAAGAATTCGCTTAACCTTGTACCTTTCAGGTCGCAATCCTTCGCGAACACGTTGAAGAACGATTTCGCTTTCTCGTCGTTCCCCTCAATCAGAACGGCGGGTTCGCGACGGATCAGCGTCGCCGCGTACCAGTCGATGATCGAGCCGATGTAATTTTCATAGAACACTCGACTCAGTCGTTCCTGGTAAATATCGCCGGGTTCCCGGTGCCGCCGCACCAGGTAATTCGATGCGTTGGCACGAAGTCGTTCGCCGCCTGCATACAGATCTCTGTACTGCTGCCACATCGCCTTTTGCGCGATGTACTCGGGATGTTCTCGATTGATGTTCAACATTTCTTTCCGTCTTCAGATCACCCTGCCATTTACGGAGTCCCCAAAACCATTGCGGCACTCATACCAAAGCAGATATCCGAGCGCGTCCGACAGATGGGTTCTCAACCGGTCGCGGTCCTTGTCGATTTGCGTAGTTTCGTCTTTGAAACAAACTTGCTCGAAATCCTGAATCAGTTCTTTGCACTTTAGATCTACGGTCATGTACACATTGCCCGCCGCCGACTTCAACATTCGGTTCGTGAGGTTCACACGGTCTTTCACTGGCGGATTCGCTTTTGGCACCCGATACTCTAGCCGCAGCTTCGAATTGATGGCCAGGTATTCCTGAACCATTTCGTAGTCTGAGTTCCCCGTCGTTTTTCCATGAGAACCCGAAGCGTCGCCGTAGATAATTACGCCGGCGTCGTGAGTCGGGAATTTCTTCAGGAACTCCTCGCAGGCGTCCCTCGTTGTCGCCCTTCTGATTACAATCTCGTCCAGGACATGCACATGATTCCTTCCGAGTTGAACCACCAACGAGCTCATCGGGTCCACGTTAAAATCCAGGGCCCATAGCAATGGCACGCGCCCATCCACATCCAGTGATTCCACATGCAGGTCTCTCTGGAACGACGAGTACACTCTCCCCCCGTCCATGCTGAGATACAGTCCCAGCACTTCCTGATCGAAGAACTGCTTGTCGTAGCTCTTTTCCAGTTGCGTGTAATAGTCCGCAACTTTACTGAGAAGGTGGCGATTCTCGAACGCGGCAGCCTTAACGACTCCGTACCCTTCAATCTCCTTGACGATGAACCTTTTATAGACCCAGTCGAAACCTTTCGGAGTCCACACTGCGAAACCGCACAACCGTGTGGCTTCAGGGTCGCGCAGCCTGCCTTCCAACCGCGACCACGACGCTTCCTGTGTGTACGTCAGTTCATCCAGGCCGAACCACGCCAGGTTCGTGCCCCGCAACCTCTCAAACTCGTCCACCGATCGAAACAGGATCTTCGATCCGGTATCTCTCATCACCAGCGTGTTCTCAGCCTTGTTGTGTTCGTACGGAATCTCATTCTCGTTTAGAACCTCGAGCAGGGCCGCTTGGGTGGCGTCGCGCAACATTGGATATGTCGGCGCTCCTAACAGCCCCAATCGGCCCGGATTCAGATAGCTGAGTCGAATCGCCTCCTGACAGAGTGCTTGGCTTTTGCCGCTTCCAATTGGCCCCGAGAATCCCTTGAAGCGTGTTTCCAATTGATGAAACGCTTTTTGCGACGGCAGAGGAACATAGTCTATTTCTCGGAGTCGGACTTCGCCGTCGAGTCGATCCACGTGACCTTGATCTCCTTAGCCTCGCCTTGTTCCAGTTCCTGTTCCAACTGCACCAGCTTCAAGTACTCCGTGATGGTCGGATTAAGATCCTTTTCCTTGATCCTCGATTCGAAGGATGCGATCGCCTTTGCCAGAACCTCTGACACCCGGATCTTCTCCTTGATCTGTTTCCAACTGGGGCATTTTCTGCACTCTTTCGGAACCGCTACTTCCCCCTTATCCTTCATTTCGCCCTTGGCCTCCCCAAGAAAAAAGGCCTCGCAAAGTTTGCGAGGCCGTTCATCAACAACCCTTTCCTTGACTTGAGACTAACACTCACACTCTCTTGACCAGACCATCAAAAAAGAGTTAAGTGACTGAAAATCGAGGGAGAAAATATTTTTCGAAAATCGGTGAACGCAATTCTCGCGTAGCTACATTCGACGGGATCGTAACGTCAAAATGGCGAGCTTAAGTGCGGCTAAACTGTGGCAACGATGGAGCTTTGTACGTAACTTGCAAGTGCGGCGTCTCCAATCGCGCGTGTCCTTGCGACTTCGAAGTCAGGCAGCTTTCGAGTATTCCGCTCACCAGTAGCGTTCGATCAACGGGATACGGTGCCGTGCCCGTCTCGATCATCTCTTCCGCTTTGCGCATCAGGCAGGCCGAGTACGTGACGTTCGGTTCTGGCGTCAGCAGGAATTGCGTGGACACGGGCTGCGCCGTCCCCGTTAGCCGAGCCGCGACGTTGAAATCACTCACCCCT